AATATAGCCAGTGCTTATGCTGAAACCACAGCAGAAATAACAGGTTTAACGGCGGCTCCTGCTGATGTAACCAATTTCTATTTACGAGTCGATAGTAACGAAGCCAGTTTATCCTGGACTCCTGCAACCGATCTGGATGTGAAGGTAGGTGGTACGTTTGAAATAAGACATTCAGACGTTACCAGTGGGGCCACCTGGGAGCAATCAATACAAATAGGAGAGGATGTAAGCGGTATCAGTAACAGTGTGGTTATGCCGTTATTAAAAGGAACGTATTTAATTAAAGCAGTTGATTCAACGGGACACAAATCAGACAGTGCTACCACGATAGTTAATACCATCTCCCCTCAACTTTTTGACTACAGATCATTTGGTACCATTACCGATACCACTTTCGCAGGGACTAAAACAAATATGATTGTGGATGATGATACAGGTTATCTAAAATTTGAAGCCGATACCTTAATTGATTCCATGACAACTGACATAGATGATTGGGGATTGTTCGATTCGATTGGTGGGGTTGATACTTCTGGCTCTTATGAATTTGCCGACAAGATAGACGTTGAAGTGGTGGGGTCAGTTAATCTAAACGGAGCCATTACTTTTACTGTTGTTAATCGCTCCGACTTATGGGATTTAAGAGAAGGCAATATAGATACCTGGTTATCCATTGATGCAACAGATTTTGATAATGTATTGGCTCAACTGTATGTGGCAACGACCAACGATGATCCTGCCAGTGGTGGGGCCACTTGGAGTGGTTGGCAATTATTCACTATAGGAAACTACCACGGAAGAGGATTTAAGTTTAAACTCGAAGCGTCAACTGCTGATAACAATTATCAAATTAATGTCAGTCAGTTGAAAGCGGTTGCCGATATTTATTATCGAATACAAGCTGAAAGTTCTGGTATTGATGCGGGTGGTTCTACGATTACGTTTGACACTTCATTTAGAGCGACACCCGTTCTAGGAATAGCGGCTCAGAATATGGCTACAGGAGATTACTACACCCTTACCGGTTTAAGCAAAACAGGCTTCACGTTGCAGTTCTTTAACTCAAGCGGCACAGGAGTCGCTAGAACTGCTGATTATATTGCACGGGGTTATTGACAATTCAACTATGGAACTTAAGGTAATTAATCGTAAATTTACAAACACTAAAAGGAACTTTTAATGGCTCAACATGATTACGTTATAGCTAATGCCAACGGGGCCACAGTTAGAGCAGATATAAACAATGCCCTGTTAGCAATCAGTTCAACCAACTCTGGAACCTCGGAACCTTCCACCATGTACGCATTCATGCTATGGGTGGACACAACTAATAATTTATTAAAACTCAGGAATGCGGCTAACAATGCCTGGATCACTTTAGGCTTATCAGTCACAGCTTCTAATACAGTCGATATAAATGGTGGAGCAATAGACGGAACGGCGATAGGAGCGTCCAGTGCAACCACAGGGGCATTTACCACTTTAACGACAACCGACAACCTAAGTATTGGTGGTAGTAACAAAGAATTAAGATTTTACGAAGGCTCTAACTATGTTGGCTTTGAGGCCCCCGCCCTAACAGGCGATCAAATATGGATTTTACCCATAGAAGATGGAGATGCAGACCAGGTACTAGCAACCAATGGATCGGGTACTCTTTCGTTTGCTACAGCGAGTGGTACTACAATTAATAACAATGCAGACAATCGCGTAATAACAGGTAGTGGCACAGCAAATACATTAAATGGAGAAACTAATTTAACTTTCGATGGTTCTACTTTAACTGTTAGTGGGAATGTTTCAGTCGATAGTGGAACCATTAAACTTGATGGAAACTACCCAACAGGAACAAGCAACATAGCACTAGGAGATACCGCTTTAGACGATGGCAGTTTAAGCGGTGGTTATAATAGTGCCGTGGGTTCTGGTGCTTTATCGGCTTGCACATCAGGATCAGATAATGTCGCCGTCGGTTTTGATGCTTTAAAACTAAATACAACAACTTCAGCTAATACAGCATGTGGATCAGAAGCATTAAGAGCTAATATTGGAAATAGTAATACTGCTGTCGGCAACGAAGCTATGTATGGAAACACGTCAGGCACTCTTTGTACTGCTGTTGGTGCTTTAGCTTTAGATGCTGTTAATACGGGCGAATCTAACACCGCAATTGGGGCCGGAGCTATGACTGTAAATACCTCAGGTGCTTTTAATACATCCGTTGGTGGTGCGTCTTTAGCGGCAAATAGCACAGCTTCATATAATGTTGCTACGGGATATCAAGCGTTAGAACAAAATTCGTCAGGGCATAGTAATGTGGCCATCGGGGTGGCCGCTATGAACGCCTGCAGTACGGGAACTCATAACGTAGCAGTTGGTCGTGGTTCTTTAGACGCTTTAACAGACAGTGAATTAAATGTCGGAGTTGGTCATAATGCTCTTGGTGGACTTACTACTGGCGATTTTAATGTCGGAATTGGTTCAGATACAGGCAATTACACTGTGATCCTTACAACCGGTACTAGAAATATATGTATGGGTAGTTATTCACATACTTCGGCTTCTGGTTCTATAAATCAACATGTTTTTGGTTATAACGTAGTAGGAGCAGGAGACTCGACTTTTACGTTTGGATACAACCAAACTGATTCTTCCATAGCCTTTGGTGCTACTTCTATTACTGCTCCTTCTGATGTAAGACTTAAAGAAGATATCCAAGACGAAAAAGTTGGTTTAGATTTTATTAACGAACTAAGACCAGTTACTTTTAGATGGAAGAAGGAAAAAGATATATCTGAAGAACTGAGTGCATATAAAGCTGATTCTGAAGAAAGAACCATGAATGGTAAATATAATCATGGTTTCATAGCACAAGAAGTTAAAGAAGTTATAGATAATAACCCAGATATTAAAGAAGGCTTTGATATGTGGTATGAAGATGATTTTGATGGCAGACAGAGAATAGGCGAAAGTGCTTTAGTTCCTATGCTTGTAAAATCAATCCAAGAACTTTCAGCAAAAGTCGAAGATTTAGAAAATAATAAGGAGTAAAAAATGGCAGTAACGAAAACCCTAACCACAGCGATACCCTATAAGTTAAACAGTAAGGTACAACAGTGGGATTTGGGTATGACGTACAATCAGGGCAGTAAAAGTGCAAGTCCCGCGACTTACTATGAAAGTAGCTTTAATACGAGCATCCCTGCGAGTTATGCGGATGCAGATGGCGAGACTGTAAATAACTTCACACCCAAAGCGGTAGGCAGTTGGACTTTAGCTGAATTGACGGCTTTATGCCCTACGTCAACGTGGGATGACATATTTGCAAGTCAGTACGACAGCGTAATCACGAATCCCCCTGACAATCCAGTACCCGACCCAGATTACGTTATTCCAGAGTAAGGACTCATAATAAGGAGAGAATTATGAACGACAGAATTGAATTTGATATTGAACTTCCTAATGGAGAAGAAACTGAAACCATTAACTCAGTTGATTTAAACGATGAACAGTATGCGTTGGCTACTCAAATGCAACAAATACAAATCCAGGTACAAAATCTAGCGGCTTCGGTTAATGAATACACCATGAAACAAGATCATTTCAGATTGAAACAAAAAGAATTAATGGAATTACTAGAAAATCAGGAAGATGGAAGTTAATGCGTATCTAATATGGAACGTGGTCGTGACCCTAGTATTGGCTCCGATTTGGTTTTCAATACGCCGAAACGAAAAGATGATTGATGAAGCCAAAACTTCGATATCACACGGACAAATAGAGGTAGCTAAATTGTATGTAACAAAAAGAGACCTGGCAGAAGATGTGTCCAGGATATTAACTCAACAAACTTCAATTATAGATTCAATAAATCGTTTAGATGCAAAGGTAGATTCTTTATTACTGGAAAAGTAAATGAGTATCGCTGAATCCGTTATCGGAATCGCTGATAAAGTATTGGGAAAATTCATTCCCGATAAGACTTTAAGAGATCAACTTCGCCATGAAATGAACATGGCCTTTCATGAAGCTAATTTGGCTCAAGTGGAAGTTAATAAACAGGAAGCGGCAAGCCAAAATATGTTCGTTGCGGGATGGCGGCCCTCAGTGGGTTGGATATGTTCAATCTCAATGGCCTATCACTTTATTGTTCAACCTCTTTTGGTGTTCATTTTAAAAGCCAACGGAATTGAGGTTGATTTACCTGAGTTTGAATTTGCACAGCTTTCAACAATTCTGATGGGGATGTTGGGCCTGGGTGGTTTGAGAACGTATGAAAAAATGCAAGGGGTTAGTAGGGAAAAATGAACGAAGCCATCTGCGTTTTTGTAATTTTAATTTTAATGATTTTAGTAATAGCAAGGAGATAAAATGGAAATTTTATTTTGGATAATACTTGGATTTGCTTTAGGTTTATTCGTCTATCATAAATGGTTTCATATCATTGATGATGGTATCGAATGGATTAAGGGCAAATTCGGTAAATGATTGAAGCTTTAAAAGCACACCTGATCGCCAGAGAAGGTTTAAGGCTAAAACCCTATAAATGCCCCCAGGGTAAATTAACTTTGGGTGTAGGCCGCAACATTGAAGATAATGGCATAACCACTGAGGAAGCCATGTATCTTTTAACCAACGATATTCACAACACGATTGAAGAGTTGGAAAATGTGTTTGAAGATTTCCCCGATCTGCCCGTAAACGCTCAATTAGTATTAGCGGATATGTGTTTTAACCTGGGTCTGCCTACCCTCTTAGAATTTAAAAAAATGCTTAAAGCCATTGAAGAAGAAAAATGGGAAGAAGCGGGAAAGCAAGTTCTTGATTCCCGTTACGCAAAACAAGTGGGAGAACGTGCTACTTATAACGCTCATTTATTGGAAACGGCAGACAAGGATGTATGGGAAACAAAACTAAAACTAAAATAAACAATCACAATTCCAGGTTAGGAGCGTTGGGCGAGAGTTATGTGCAAAGTGTGTTGATTGAATGGTGTGATTTTGTTACGAATTGCTCACATACCACCCCTTACGATCTAATCCTGGATCACACTAACCGACTCTATAAAGTGCAAGTTAAAACAGTCTCACAAACTAAGACTAAAAGCGGTTTAAGGTATCGTTTTCATGCCAACAGACCCCAACGAACAGAACAGTATTACAAATCCAGAAATGATATTTATGCCCTGGTATTTTATCCAGAGAAGGTGTGCTTATTTGTAGCTAATACGGGCCATCAAAAGCATTATACTTTTGTGATTCCACCCACTAAAGAAGAAGAATTTGAATCGTTACAAAAGACGTTGGAAGAGTTGAATAACGCTCCCGTATTAAAACCGATAGAAGATTAGTTGACTTTTGGTGTATGAAACTTAAGGTCTATTAGGAATTTGGGGCAACTATCATTCTCTCCAAGAATAAAAAATCTATCAAAACGAGTTGCCCCTCTCCCCTTCCGGATAAGACTACTTAGAAACCAATCCCACTGTATAAAGACCATCGGCTTGTTTTAACATCGTTGGTTTACAGTTCTGTTTGTACAAAGCACCCCTCAAGCCATACGCTGTTTTATAATCCAGATCAGCAATAGCTTTACCTGGTTCTAAGGCTTCCAGGTATTCAGCGTATTTAGATCGTTTAGGTATTTTATTCAGTATTTTCATAAACCACCTCTTTGATATTTAAGGTCTTTTGACGTATGGAATAAGCGTCCTTCGCAGGAACTACTTTTTCCTCTTGGGCCTTGTAATGTCTCATGGGCCATCTGACTTGATAACAGACCCTTTCGCCCTGTCTGTCCTTCCACAGTTCCCCGTAAGGATTTTCTTCCAACATAGCCATCACTTTAGCCGTTGCTTCTTTTTTAATATCCGTCCATTTCTTCATGGATTCAGTAGCCAGTTCAATCAATTCAATTTGATCTTCGGCTTCTTCGGGTAACTCAACGGGTTCAGCGTTAACTTCTGCCTGTTGCCAAATAGTCAAGGCTTCACTTGGATTAACGGGTGGATAGGGGTCTTTATTTTTGACCCTACGATCAAAGTCTTTAACCAGTTTATGAATTTCTTTTACCATCACTTCGTCCCGATGATAAATGAACATTCTTAAGGTGGTGGACTGATAAAGCACACACAAAACACCCCATTTCGCCCCTTCTATGTCCATTAAGCCTTGCAGTTGCATAGGCCCACGAAACAGCTTGGGTTCTTCTTCGGGGTAATCCCTGGTTACTTTGCATTCCAGGATAACCTTGTCTGACATTTCAGCTAGATTAGACCCCATGACATAAATGCCTTTAGCGGGATCGTGTTCTATACGCAGTTTATCTCCTGCGAAGGCAAAGCCGTCCATTGAGCCTTGAAGCGGTATCTCCTGATGCTGTACGGCATAATCCACAGTTAAGTCGGGCATGAGTAGTCCCAAAGTGGACACACAACGCTCCAGAATGACGTTCTCAAATAAATCTCCCAACTCCATAGCCATCTTCTGTCCAGGGTTAGGATCAAATTCGTCTCTTACATTCTCTCCGTCTTTTGCTCTTATGGCCTTACTCAATAAGTTTGCCCTACTCATGTTTTCATAAGGACTTATCCCTGCAATACCAGAAAGGATTGAACAACTGGCCCCATAGTCCCATGTTTTCTTACCTACCATTTTTCTCTCCATACATTTCTTCGGCTATTTCATCTGCACTTGCACATGCTAGAAATGGCCTGGTTCTTAAATTAGTATAAATAGCGGTGTAGCCATTTTCGTAGCCATAACTAAATATACTGCTAACAGGGATTGTTTTTACTTTCTCCCCATAGAGAAAGGGTTTTATATACCTCACTGTTACAGTGAGTAATAAAGTAAAACTGCAAATCCAGTTAAGGAACCTGCAATTTCAAGGGTTGATAAATTAGCCTTAAATGATTTAGTAAATCTAGTTAATTTACTTGGCTTAATATATCTAGAATAGTTAATTCGCCTAGTAATGTAGGCACTTTTAACTTTGTATATATTATACGAACCAAATAAGGCTAGCCATAGCGTATCAAACAGGTTTTTGCTACTAGATATGGAATCTTGGTATCTAGCAAAATCAACCACTTGGGACGCTTTATAGTAAGTACGTTTTTTCATCGTCTCTGTCTCTCCTATATATGTAATTAAGTTTTAAGTATTAATAGCAGTTAACTGACTAGCTTTTAGCAGTTAAACGGCCCCTTTATAATAATTTTCCTCTTTTGTGTGACGATTAGCTTTTGATTTTAATAAATAACTGCATTCTGCAATTAGCATACGAGCATGAAGCAACCGAAGATAAAGTGGAACTCTCTGCTTAGAAATTCGTTTAAATTGATCCAAACAGTGTTCCAGGACTTCTATCGTGTTCGTTATATGCTCTTTTTCTTCTAACGGGATCGTCAAACGTTTTGATCCCATCGAAGCGTGTTGACGCATAAAGAACTCTTGATCTGAATTATTCTTCATTTTTATTCTCCCTTAAAAATACAAATAAACACATAAACACAATTGATTATTTTTTGGCAAAACAATCTATTTTTATTTTCTCCTTTTTAATAAATTACGAACTGAGGAAGGGTGCCAAATGCCCCCTCGCCTACTGGGGATATTGCGTTCATTCAAACGATGTGCAATTTCAACCAAAGTGGTTGCCCCTTTTGCTTCTATCTCGGCCACAATCGGCAAGATAGTTTCAGCAAAATCTTTTGCCAACTTTCGATTCTCTTGATAGGCCAATTCCCTAGTCAAATCGAGTGAAGGCGATCCGAGTAAAACACCCTGCTCTTTTAATTCAGCGTGTTTCTTCTTAACGGATTCTGAAATCTTTTTTCTATTTTGTTCAGATAAACGAACCAACAACCCCATTTCAATGTGGTTGTGT